GGATTGGCTCTTTGATCGTTGCGTTGAGGTTCAAAAGGAGCCTAATGGTCGTGTTGATTTATGGAGTCGTGAACATTATAAATCCACAATTCTTACGTTCGCTTTAACAATCCAAGACATTCTCAACAATCCAGAGATTACCGTTGGCATTTTCTCCCATACAAAACCAATTGCCAAAGCTTTCTTGCGTCAGATAAAGACAGAGTTTGAAACCAATGAAAGATTAAAGACATTGTTCCCAGACATCTTGTACCAAGCTCCTCACAAAGAGGCGGTAGGCTGGTCTGAGGATAAAGGGATTGTGGTCAAACGTAAAACAAACCCTAAAGAAGCCACAGTTGAAGCGCATGGATTGGTAGATGGTCAACCAACATCAAAACACTTTGAGCTACTTATCTATGATGATGTTGTCACCAGGGAATCTGTAACGACCCCGGACATGATACAAAAGGTTACAGATGCGTGGGCATTGTCATTGAACCTTGGTGCTGCTGGTGGACACGTTAGGACGATTGGCACACGTTATCACCACTTCGACACTTATAAAACCATGATGGATCGAGGGAGTTGTATTCCTCGGATATACCCGGCAACTGATGATGGAACACCGACAGGAGTGCCAGTGTTCCTCACCCGTGACATCCTCGACAAGAAGCGACGAGATCAGGGGCCATATGTTTTCGCTGCTCAAATGTTGCAGAATCCAACTGCCGGAGACAAACAGGGTTTCGACTTGAAGTGGTTGAAGTATTATGAAATCCAACCAGATGTAGACCTGATGAATGTTTACATCCTTTGCGATCCTGCAAACAGTAAGAAGAAATCTTCTGATTTTTCTGTATTCTTTGTTGTGGGCCTTGCTACAGATGGTAATTATTACATCTTAGATATTGTTCGAGATAGAATCAATCTCACTGAGCGTACAAATATCCTCTTTAAACTTCATAGAACATGGCAGCCATTGGGTGTTATTTACGAACGGTATGGAATGCAGACCGATATCGAACATATCGAATACGTTCAAAATCAGGAACAGTATCGTTTCAATATCACAGAGATTGGTGGCAATACTCCAAAGATAGATAGGATTAAGAAGTTAATCCCTAAGTTTGAACAGTTTAAGTTTTGGTTCCCTAATGTCCTGAACTATAGGAATTATGAAGGAAATGTTGTAGATATGGTTCAGACGTTTATAGAAACTGAATTTGAATCATTCCCTGTCATGGCACATGATGACATGCTTGACTGCTTGGCGAGGGTTGTGGATTCCAATGCTAATGTGAAGTTTCCGACTATCGAAAAACCAGAACGGGTTCTTACACAAGGTGAGAAAGATTGGCAACACATCACCGGTAACACCGGTAACTCTAACTCATGGAACTACGACTGATGTCTAGGGACTACAAGAAAGAATACGCTCGCGACCATGCGTCAACGATTCAGAAGAAGCATCGAGCGATGAGGAATGGTGCCAGACGAATGCTGAACCTAACAAAAGGTGACGGTAAAGAAGTAGATCATGTTCGTGCATTGATCAACGGTGGTGGGAATGGGAAGAAGAATTTAAGAGCAGTATCTCGTAAAACTAACAGGACGAAAGGACGCAAATGACACCAGAACAAATCTATTCGCTAATAATCATCGGAATATTTACAGCAGCTTTATGCTATTGTTTTACCTTGTATCACAAAGCACATGGTCGAGATGTTGATGCCGTACAAGCGGGTGGCAACCTTGTTATGGAAGCACTTCGTCGTGATGGTAGATTGATGTCTTCTCAATCTGATGAAGATGCTGATCTTGTTGCGTTCAACTACACTGATGGTACGGAAGCCGAAAAAGAACTTGAGGAGAATGCTGAGTATAATGCTGTGATGGATAGACTTGCTGCAGCTAATACGAAACTCCAAGAACAACAAACTGTAAATCATATGGAGACTATGAATGCAAAAGTATGATGTTAATTGTCCTTCCTGTTGCGGGACATTCGTCGAAACAACGGTGAGTTACAATCCGAAAGTATATGCTACTGGTGATATGCTCACCTTGAAGCAGCAGTTCAAAGATAATGGTTGGGGAAGCTTTCCAGAGTACGATAGTACCACATATGCTGATCTGGTTTGTCCATCTTGTGATGCACAGTATTGTAACGATGCTGGTAAGATTATCAGGCTACAGGCTACCGGTGAGACGTTTGATCCACCAAAGCGTTCACCACGATTTTCTCACGTATCAAGAGGTGGAACAGTCAGGGTCACACCATTTGTACCACTACCAAAGAAGCCCGACCCGCTAACGATGGTAACACCTGTTTACGAAGAGGATGGACGAGCGCAATGTCCGTTTTGCGACAAGCGTGTCACACGACAATGGTGGGATAGACACTTGAGTTCCCACGAATAACAGAGAACGACAATGGAAAATGATCATAATATATCGAGTCCTCCGAAGCAAGGTTCACCAGAAGTAGGTAAGTGGGCGTGGGATATCTTCGAGACTTCGCGTCAGTGGCGTGATGATGAGTTGAATCTACCTCAAAAATGGCGTGACAACCATAAACTTTATCGTGGTGACCATTGGGGTACAAATAAACAGAAGAACAGCCTGACCATTGGTTTGTTCTTCTCCAATATTAACCGGACTACTGCAAACATAACTGCTAACAATCCAATTGCTGAAGCTGTTGACCTTGATGGTACGGGTGCTGACCTTGCTAAGAAAGCAACCGCAAGGCTCAAAAAACATTGGCTTGAAACCAAGCAGCAGATGAGACTCAGAACCTCCACGCTCAACTCTGAGATCTATGGTATTACGTGGGAAAAATCTGTTTGGGATGGTAAGAATCTCGAACCAAAGACAATTGTCTGTGATCCGTTCGCTATCTTTCCGTACCCTGGTTATTATGAGAATATGGCAACCGATTGTCCTGCAATCTCTCATGCCACTGCGGAAGATCCAAAGGTTATCCAAAAGAAATACGACACAGATGAGGATATTGAACCTTCTGATACATACTCGTTACTTGGTGGTGAACGTGAGGATCTGATAAAGACTTCCACGTTTGGTACAACCTCTACCACCATGGTGCAGAATGGTACAATATCCACGCCTTCCGGTGGAACCCAGAAATACAGATACGAGAAAGCATTGATTGTTGAAGTGTGGGTTCGTTGTCCTTGCAGATAAAGTCAATCCGAACATCAATTGGGAGATGCCTGAACAGGCTATCAAGAGCAACTATCTTTACACACGGCTTCCTTTTAATAAAAACAATTCATACATTGATTCAACTTCAGTATTTGGTTTCTCTGCTGCGGAGCAGACAGGGCCACTCAATATCGCAATTGATAACCTGATGTCCAAGTATTATGATGCTGTTATCAAGTCGATGAATCCCATACTGGTTGCATCTAAGACATTCGGTCTGAAGCGTAGCCACCTGAACAACAAACAAAACCTCGTTCTGATTGGTGATACGACTGAAGGGGCAGCAAGTCTACGGTTTGTAACACCGCCACCACCGCCACCGTCTATCATGGAAGCACTGCATCAGCTTATAGCTCTTCATGACCGGATCTACGCAATCGAAGACATTGACCGTGGCCAGGCACCTAATGGTGTGACTGCTGGAAAAGCTATTATTGCAATGCAGGAGCGTAACGCTGCACTCATTCAAACCAAGATCGATGGTATGGACATGCTTGTCTCTGAACGTGGAAAGTTTTGTATTGCTCAATGGCAGATGCATGGTCATAAAGATGAAGCAATCGAAGTGAATGGTGAGCAACAGATTTTCCGTGGTGATGAACTGGCAGGTCGCAACTTTAATTATGTTGTAGAGTCTGGTTCAACTGTAGCCAAGACTAGCTTGCAAATCCAAGAACAATCTGTAGAGCTTGCCCGTGAAGGATTCATAGACCAGACAGCGTTATTGGAAAATCTGAACTTCCCTGATTACTCACAAATCATTGAACGAATGGCTGAAGATAGATTAGGTCAGGCCATGGAAGTTATGATTCAGGCTGGTATGCCTGAAGAGATGGCGCAAGAACTAGCAACCATGCTTCAGGAACCTCAAGGTGGATCAGGTCATGGTCAGCAGGAACCTCAACCACAGGCGGTATAATTATGAGTAAATGGAGAAAAAGACCAGTCATTATTGACGCTTTCTTATGGACAGGTGATAAAGAACAGGAAGAAGATCCTGAATGGTTTATTGATCTTGGACTTAGACAGGGTATCGTTACTTTCACCGATAGAGGAACAGAGAAAGTTACAATGCAGATAGAAACCTTTGAAGGTGTACATACTGCCAATAGGGGAGACTATATCATTAAAGGTATTAATGATGAATTGTATCCATGTAAGCCTGACATCTTTCTTGCAACCTATGAAAATGTTAACAGAACAACACAGGCGGTACAGTAATG